ATGACCGAGATTCTAACCACCTTAAAGTCCATCGAAAAGATCCTGCTGCAGCAACAGGGTCCGTATGCCAAGACAGAGGAGGCGTTATCCCTTCTCGGTTTGGAAAATTCGCGGGATCTGACATATCTATTCAGAGAGGGGCACATAAACAGGTATCCACGAAAGGGCGGGTACGTCTACAAGAAATCGGAACTGCATGAATGCGCTGAGCGATTGAACAACAGAGTAATTGTACTCCCCAAACACAAATAACACAATCATAGTAATAGCAATCGACAATATAAATAACCAATAAACGATATGGAAACAACAAAACACACGCCGGGGCCTTGGACTGTAGGTCATAAAGGAAACGTAATAGCACATGGGGGCAACATCACAATAGCTAAAACGGGATTCGGAAATCTGGGGCAAAAATTGGGAGCAGCCTGAAGTGGCATCCGGTCTCCGTTCCTTTCTTATGCAAAGGGTGGATAGATCCAGTTTTAGTAGAGTCAATGATGGGGTTCCCTCCGGATTGGATATTGAAACCTTTAAGCATTCACTTTTCGGATACGGAAACGCAATAGTTCCGCAGGTGGCACTACAAATATTTAAGGCAATAGAACAATACGCACTCAACAAATGAAATTCATCCTCCCCGACCCAACCATTGACCACGCGCCTACTCCCGTTGAGATCACGGAAGAACAATGTGCTGAGTGCGGATACATCGGTTACATAGCAGAACAATCGTTTTGCAGGGTGTCGAAGGAGTGGTACGTGAGCAAGGAGTTGATGGTGTGGGATGGAGTGTGGAGATGTGTTGAACATAAAAATGAAAAGTAATGTTTACAGTAAGAGATAAAATATTAAACGCCATACTTGCTCAGGCAAGACCTTACCACACGGGAGCAATCGTCGTTAATGAAGATGCCGCAACGGATGAAGTTATGAATCGATTGGAGCCGGAGCTGAAGCGATCTGAACTATTTGATGAAATGAAGGCTGCTCTTGAGGAAATTAAAGAAACTCATCTTTGGTTGTGGGAGAAGTGCGACAGAGGACAGATTGATCACACGGACTTCTTCAATCGTAACGCGAATTCCAACAAAATGGTAGAGGATGTATTAAACAAAGCCAACGCAATAAAATGACCACAACCGAACAATACCAGATCATCAACGACGCGATACTGTTGCTGACAAGGCGTAAGATCGAAGCCAATAAGAAGTTCACTGAATCAGTTGGCGGATGTCTACCCCTTACCCAAACAGTCGAGATCGAAAAGGAATGCAACGAAGGGATTAAGTTGTTAGAGAAAATAAAAAAGGAACTATGAGCGAACAACTTTCTCCACAGCAAATAAAAGATGTAGCCGTTCTGATGTACAAGGGCCATACCCAAACGTCTATAATGGCTCATACTGGTTTGTCCTTAGAAGACGTTCGCAGGGCTCAGATACTTTGCGTATCGAATCCATTCGAGAAAGAGAGATCGGGCAATATCACATACCACCACCTCGAAAAACTTGAACAGGATTTGTTTAAGGCAATCGATAAGCTACAAAACGGAAGGTGCGGTTTCAAGGACATAGACGATTACGCGGAGTTAAAACACAGATACGTACACGCATTATTATAAACCAATAAACCAACAACAAGATGAATATCGAATCGGAAAACTTCACAATCAAGCTAACACACGGCGAGTTGTGGTCAATCGCGTGGGACATTAAACGCTCCCTGCTTCACGATGTAGCCAATCACTGGGTTAGACATCAATCATCATTTGAAAGAGACGAGTCTAACAAAATAGGAATGATCAGGCAAATGTATTATGCCCTTGGTCGCCCTGATATGTACGATGCGGTAATGGCGGAGGCAAAGAAAATAATCGAAGAATATAATAAAAACCAACAAAAATAAACAGATGGAAACCAACCAACAACACAAGACCCATTGGAAGAAGCTGCACAACCCGGATTACCTCGGGGCGTACAGTCTCGATCTGAACGGTAAATACATCGAGCTGAACGTTTTGATCGAATCGGTTAAAAACGAGATAGTGGAGGGGCCGGACGGAAAGAAAGACGATTGCATTGTTGCGAAACTGAAAGGACAAAAGCCGATGATCCTGAACGCAACAAACTGTAAGACCCTTACCAAACTGTTCAGCTCTCCGCATATCGAGGACTGGTATAACAAAACCGTAACGGTATACGTGGCTAAGATCAAAGCATTCGGGGACGTTCACGATGCGCTGAGGATCAAAACAACCTTGCCTGTGGTAGAGCTGCCTGAGTTCACGCCTAAGCACGAACGTTGGAAAGGTGCCGTTACCGCGCTCAAAGCAAAGAACACCACTATAGCAGAGATCCGGAAAAACTTTTCCCTATCCGATGTGAACGAAGCAATCTTAAAAGCGGAGGCCGGACTATGAAAGAGTTTAAAATAAGATGTTCCGCTATCGGTGAAATCATGGCCGGGCAGATCGGGTTAACCGAAGCGCAGGCAAAATACCGTTCCGAACTACTGGCCCGCACAAAGCCGCTAACGGATAAGATGCAATCCGATTTGGCTGATCTTAATGCCAGGTTCGCACAGAACGAATTGCCGCAGTCCGCAAAAACGTATTGCCTCAACTGGATCAAAGAACAACTATACCAAAAGCGCAAAGATTTTTCCAGCAAGTTCACGGAGAAGGGCATATTGATGGAATCCGAAGCTATTGAATTCTGCTCCGAGCAATTGGGTTGGGGCATGGTATCGAAAAACACAGAAAGCTTTGAAGACGCTTTTATGACCGGAGAACCCGATGTTATTTTGGGCGAATCGGTTGAAGACATCAAATGTTCATGGGACTGCTTCACCTTCCCGCTCTTCCATAACGACTGCGATCAGGCTTACTACTGGCAACTACAAGGCTACATGTACCTGACCGGTAAGAAGAAAGCAGGCGTTAACTATGTGCTTATGGACGCGCCGGAACAGATCGTAGACATCGAATCCAAAAGGGAGGCATACGCATCAGGTGAAATGGATGTGACAACCGAACTGTGGGATTCTGTTTGCGCCCGGATGAGTTATGCTGGAATCGATCCGAAGCTGAGACACAAGCGTTACGCTATTGAGTTCAACCAGGATGCGGTGAATTCGGTTTGTGAACGGGTGGAACTGTGCAGGCAGTATATAGGCCGGATAATGAAGACGCTGGAATTGGAAGGAGTTATTAATTCATAAAACAAAACAGGAGGAAATAAGATGAGTAATTCAGTAATAGGAAAATTTGCAGTTGTAATTCCGACAACGGAACAAATAGGAATGGACACTTGGCGAGACTCCGTTAAAGTGCTGGTGCTAGATACAAACCTAACATTCGACCAGATTGTTGAAGAGGCAAGGAAAGTATCAAAGGGAGTGAAAGTAGAAGTGTTACAATTCACAAATCTGCTCCTGCCTGAATCAATTCAATAATGCTGCCCCTCTCCCACTCCATAAAACTCCTCCGCGTTCACGATCCTGAGAAGGAATTGCAGGACGCAAAGGCTCAGATAGCACGATTGGAGAAGACTATTGCAGGTAAGGATGCCACGATTACTGCGAGAGGAAACGAGGTGAACAGGTTGAAATTGGAGATTGCGAAACTTAAAGATATGTTGAAGAGATGAAGCGGACCGAGAGCAAAATTCAATCCGAGATCGTGAAATACATTCGCCTGTTATATCCGAGGTCGATTCTTTTCAGCGTGCCAAATGGTGGAAAAAGGAATGTAGTAACCGGTTCCATATTAAAACGAGAGGGCGCAATGCCTGGTGTTTCGGATCTGGTTTGGATATTCAAAGGAGTGGTTTATTTCTTCGAGGTTAAAACAGAAAAGGGGGCCCAGTCTGAGTCTCAAAAAGAATTCAGAGATATGGTAATTGTTCAGGGATTTGATTATACAATTTTAAAATCTACGAAGGATTTCGACTCCTTCATTAAAGAAAAAGGATTATGATACTTATTGGTAGCAGCGCAATACGACACTATTATCCGGAATTTAAAAGGGTTCCTAAAGATATTGACTATGTGGTTAATTCGGATAGTAAAATGAAATCGGCAGACGGAATAGAGTATTTAATTAACCCTGTAATATATAAAAGGTATGCGCCATTTGTGAACACCGTTATATCGGCTAACGACCTCACTACTCTAAAGGCTTCACATTTGTTATGGAATATAAATTGGGGAAAACACATGTTCGATTTGCAGTTTCTTCTTAGTAAGGGCCATAAAATAAACGAGGATCTTTTCTTTCGATTATACGATCAATGGAATGTGCTTCATTCAAAAAACAAAAGAAGTGATCTGAAGATGTCGAAGGAGGATTTTTTCGATAACGCAATAAACTACAATGAAAGCGAGCACGACGACCTGCATAAAATTATTAACCCGAATCCAATTTACACCCGGATTCTAAAAGACGGAGAGGAGGTAGAATTATGCGAACTTAAATACCAAGCCCTAACAAGGGATGAAAAGTTGGATTTAGTTAGAGAAGAGGTGATGGTTATGGCATATGAAAGATATAGGCGCTTTGGATACAAGATAGCTTATGTACGTATGCTGAAGAAATTTATAATCAGCCACGCGCCAATTTTCACACTGATATTCATTCTTGAAAATTACGTTGAATTATTAAAACCAAAAACAGACTTTATTAAAACAATAGAAAATGAACTTACAACAACTAAATGATTGCTTGGCTGACATTGGAGTTCTAAGGAGAACTCGAACAAAAAGAACCGTTGAACATGAAGTAGACGGGGAAACGCAAGGGGATGAAGGTGTCGCTTATGAAATATGCCCACTTCCTTTTGATGGATTATTCGCTAAAATCAGAGTAACTACAGACAGCTATGGAAGCAGAGAGTCGGTTTCAGGTATTGAGTTTGTAAGACCTGTTTCCGAAGAGGTAACAATACATGAACCGAGTAAATCTGAGGATTCCACCCTGCTGGAATTATTGGACAATCTGAAAAATTATGATGGAGATGTTTACGAACTCATAGACTCCCTCGATTCTAATGATCTAACTGAAAAGTTTGGAGAGGTTGTTATTGTAGATGAAGCTGGAAACTCTGAAGGCGGAGGCGAGTACTCCCACTACATTTTTCATTTCAAAGACAAGGGTGTTTATATTAGGGTGACAGGGTGTTACACCTCTCACCATGGAACAGACTGGAATAATGACTGGACCATTGTAAACCCGAAACAGGAAACAGTAACAGTATACAGATAGAAAATCCGGGGTGTAAAAAGCCCCGGGTTTATTAACCCAATAAAACACTAACCGAAAAACATGGCATTAAGAGATCAACCGTATCTACCATTGTATGTGCAGGATTTTTTGACTGATGAGAAGTTGGCAGAGTGTTCCGCTGCGGCAAATGGAGTATACATTCGTCTCATGTGCCTTATGCACAAATCAGATCAGTACGGATCTATTTTGCTAAAGCAAAAGTACAAGCAAACATCCGAGCCAATTAAAAATTTTGCTACTCAGATTGCTAAACAAATGCCTTTCGATTTCCATACCGTGGCGAGATCACTTGAGGAATTAGTGAACGAAAAAGTTCTGCTAATGGAGGGTGATATTCTAACCCAAAAGAGAATGGTAAAGGACAATAAAATCAGTGAGTCCAGAGCAAAAACAGGTGCTAAAGGCGGGGCTAAAACAGCCAATAAATTTGCTTCAAAATTTGCTAAAGCAAAAAGTCAAGCAAACACTGAATATGAAAATGAAGATGAATTTGAAAGTGAAGATGAAGATGATTTAAGAAAAGGGGGTGCGGGGGAAAAACAGGAGCCTGAAATGCCATTCAACTCTGTCGAGTTCAAAGTTGCATGGTACGGATGGAAAAGTCATTTGGTAGACAAGAAATCCCCATACCAAACATTTTCTGCCGAGCAGGGAGGGCTCGATTTGCTGTTGGAAATTGCCGGTACGGATGAAAATAAAGCCATTCACACGCTAAACTATTGCAGGAAACAGAACTGGAAATCATTACACCTTGACAAAGACTATGGAAAAATTTCAAAGACAAAACCAACCTTCAACGAACACCTACAGGCCGCATCGGAGGCCCGGGAACAATCCGACGAAATGTTAAAAAAATACGCTAAGAGCAAAGAACAATGAGCAATCTAACCACCATACCAACGCAAGGAATGTACCTTCAACCCAACGAGGTTAAAGCAATCGCAAAGGTAAATTTGGAGCTTCGCCCATTCGTTGAGAACAAGAATAGCCCAAAGGTTTTTGAGGCTCCGGTGCTGGAAGCAACCCAATTTATCCGGGACCAGGTTCAGATTTCCATGCACCGGGGAGGGCTGGTTGATCTCACAAAGCAGGCGGCCGCGATCACCTCAGTAGCAACCGGAGTTTACGAATACATCGTCCGGTCAAAGTACAAGCACGTGACATTTGCGGAAATGGCAGACGCTTTTCTGCGGGGCGGTGCGGGCGAATACGATACTGACAGCCGCAAACTTTTCGGGTACGGCGTGGACAGGTTCACCCAGTGCATACGGTTCTACATGGAATCAGCTTCCAGGGAGCATGCAATGAAAAAATGGATTAGCGAAATAGAATCCCCGTCCACAGAAAAACCGGTTGCCGACCTTTTCAAAATAAACCTTGCTATTTGCCAGAACTTTTTTGAACTATTCGACCCCTCGACCCCTAAAAAATACAAATCGGTTTATGCTCACGATTCAGATGTATTCCATTTGCCCTCACTGTTCGATTTCCTGCGTTCAAATTACGAATTCAGTATAAGTGATGCCGGGCAAGAAACAATCCTTAAAACGGCTAAAATCGAATATAACGAGTATATCAAAAAATCGGGCCTGCAAAAGTCGGATCCGGGAAAATGGCAGACGTTGGTAGAATCGGTTAAGCTCGGAACAAACGTTACGTTCGATTTCAGTGTAAAGACTGAGGCACTGAAATACATATTTACAAAAATGAAAGAGAAAAACAAAACCCTTAACGACCTGAAAAGAAGATGAAACTATTAAAATTATTCATACCAAAAGAAAAACAGCAGATTGTATCTGAGTTATCCGAGTCAGATACTAAAACATTAATGATCCCTAAAGACAGCGCGCAGGCTGTTCAGGAGTTAAAAAGCTATACTGTAAAATGGGAAGTTCAGGCAAATGGGTATATGAGCCGTAACACGTACCACAAGGTTTTTATAAAGATAGAAGACGTTGACGAGTTTAAGAAACAATTGAAACACAGCGCTGATTTCATTGGTGCCAGTATTTGGATTGAAGACTATGAGAATTAACCCAAACCCATTAACCCAAAATAATTAGTATGAATCACAAAATTATTGAAACAAACTGCAAGTTGCCCGATGTGCTTCTTTACCGGCACAGAAACGAAGATGGGGACGAACAGGTTATTATTCAGGCTATAGGCACCATCGACGACACAGACAACACGTTTGCCCAAGAGCCTGTAACATTTGATAACGAATATTCAGCCCAGAGATTCATAACAGACTATAGCAAAACGTCTGCCGAATTGTGGTGCAAACAGCAAGCGATAACATATTAAAACCAACCAACCATGACCAAAGAACAACTGATCGAGGAGATCAAAGCGGGGAATATTACTACCATAAGCCAAATAGCTTGTAAATTGGCTCAACATGAAGCGGTTGAAAGATACACCGGCAACAAAGAGAAGGGAGGTAATAATGAATAAAGAAATATGGGAAGGGAACATGTTAATTGCTGAATTTCACGGGTGGAAACGAGCAACGGATAATACTGGTAGAGGATTATGGAATTACCCAGATTGGGATAAAGAGCATTGGGATTCATACCAGTTTGCTTACCATAAATCATGGAATTGGTTGATGAAAGTAATTGATATTATATCTATTCAGTTTGATGTAAGAATTACATATATGTCAGAAGCTCTACATGTTACTTACATAGAGCGAAGAGATGTTTTTGATAACGAAATATCTTCAATGGGAGGCATGAAGCCTATTGAAAATACGTGGCATGCCGTAGTTAATTTCATTAAATGGTATAACAAACAACCTAAATATAAATCAAAATGACCTTATACGCTCCCCTAACCCTACGATCCGTCAACAACCAACTGATGGTTGCGGGTCATACCGCGCCTGAGCCGAACAATAAAATTGTCGCAAACCCCAAAATATATAAGGAAATTCATGATCATTGGCTCGCCTCCAAAATCGAGCTGCCAGTTAGTGAGGGTTCAAGAAAAGAACTTGAATCGTCAGCTCAGAAAATATCTTTCAAAAGATATAAAAATGATCCTGAAAAATATTTTTATGACCTTCTAAAAACAACAGGCATCGACATCAGTGAGCTGGCAGGTAGGATTCGGATTGAAGGCATAAAAACTAAATACTTGTGCGAAGGTTGCAGTGGTGACGATAACGGAGATCCTTGCGCTGAACGATGTGGAAAGATTGAAAAACAGATTACCCTCCTACCCGAGAAGGAAGAGGGGCAGGACACAACCAGGCTGGATGTTATTGATTTTATAAACGAATGGACCAGCAACAAGGGCTATACGAATATTCCAAGATCAAGATTTGATGATTTCATTAAAGACTTTATAAAACAATTCACCATAATCAAAAACAAGTAAGATGAGATATTTATTAAATCTGAGGATTTGGAGGATACAGTTTCAGATAGAACCCAAATGGCATATGACATTTACGTTAAAGTTGTTTGTTGTGGGCTTTGAGATAAAAGGAGTACGATTCTATTATTGCAAACAAAAGGATTTGGGAAAGATCATTTGGCTTTTCAACCTTGGAAATAAATACTGGGAAATGAGAGACTATCACGGCACAGGAGAACTTAATAAATGGAAGTATAAAAATCATAAATCAAGCTATTAATCCCATGAGCAACAACAAAACACATCTGCAAGAGGCAATACAAGCAATAATTTATAAGTCAGAAGTCTTTAAAGATCTTACTGAAAGAGAAAGAACAATTGCTATAGCAGGATTTAAAGCCGGTGCCCAATGGCAACAACAGAACCGGGTGGATGTAGATTTAGACAAGCTTAAAAAACAGTTTGATGAAAAAATAATTATTCCTGCATTAAACAGAGCCGTAGAGTTAGGCGTTTCGGTTGAAGTTCACACTAAAGATGTTTGGGAGGAAATATTGTCTATATTTCTACCCCACCTCCAACAACCACAGGGGGATGCGATTGAGTTTTTCAAATGGATGGAAGAAAACACCGATCCTCAAAAGCCAATCGACAGTATGTATTATTTCTATGAAAACGAGAAGTATTATGAACTCGACGAGCTTTACGAAATGTTCAAATCCCAACCACCAAAGCAGAAGGAGGGGATCAATGATTAGGATACCAATCGAAAGATTGCCAAATGAAACGAGACGGGTCGAAGGGCATAATTACAGAATAAGAAAAGGTAGTTATGAAAAGTATTACGTAGAGGAGTTTGTAATATTCACTTATTATTTAATAAGTTGGTGTAGAATATTCGGACCCTTCAAGACAGAGGCAGAGGCGAATAAATATAAATGGTGGGACAAGAAGAACATACCAAGTGAATTCAAAATCAACTAACCCCAAACCCCTCCGCGTCCGCTGCACCGATCGCAAACAGCAGTTCGTTCTGCCCTCTCCCGAATGTAACGGCATAGGACAACCTTACAGGTGTAGTGAGTGCGGGAGGAGATTAATTAATAAAAACCAAAAACAGTAAATTATGATTCCTGAATACATGATAGACTTTGCAAAGCAATTGGAGATTTACATTAACTCTGATTACTACAAAAATCAAATTTCAATTGGCGCATTCTCAACCCGGTTTAGAAAATTCTTTTTAGAAAATGAAAGAGCAAAAGACCTGCTGTTTATGATTGATGTTCTTAACGGCGAAACGGAAGAGAAAAATAAATGCCTGGATCTGCTCGAAAGTTTATCAAATGGTTTTCAGTTGCGTTTAGATAATGAGCCTGAAACAATTGATAAAGGCGACTTTTATATGATGCTTGAAGTAAATGATTGCTTACGGGAAAACGGACGACTAAGAGAAGAACAATAACCAAAACCCCTCCCGAGGGTATCGGGGAGAGAAGATATGAGAAAAAATAAGTTCTTTCATCAATCCGAAAAGCAAGACTGGGGAACCCCTCAATATATTTTTGATTCTCTTAATAAAGAATTTGGATTTACAGTTGACGTATGTGCCAGTGCAGAAAATAAAAAATGTAATAGATTTTTTTCGATAGAAGACGACGCATTAAAAATGGATTGGTCAAAGGAAGTATGCTTTATGAACCCTCCCTATAATAGGTGCGATGAATTCATGGAAAAGGCGTGGACGGAAAGTAAGAGAGGCGCTATAGTTGTGTGCCTAGTACCGGCAAGATTGGACGCTTCATGGTGGCATAGGTACGCCATGAAAAGCGAGATAAGACTGTTTGTTCAAAGACTTGAATTTGACGGGCCAAAGAAAAACAGAGCCCCGTTTCCAAGCGCAGTTATTGTCTTCAGGCCCCCTACATTTATTTTATCAACAATTGAATTGAGACGATCGGATTTTAGAAAGAAATAATTCCCTAACTTCGCTTATGATCACCAAAGAATCAATACGCCCTGGTAACCTGATCCTATTCGATCACAACGAATACCGCAAGCCACCTAAACCAGGATTGCGGGGTATTGTCGAAGAGGTCCACGAAGACGGTGTGCTATTCAAGGGTGGATTCAAGCGCAGGTTTGATCAGCTTTCAGGCCTAGAATTAACCGACGACCTCTGGCAAAAGTTCGGGCTTGAGTTGGTGAACAGAGTACATGAAGATGCCTGGTATCATGCTGGCAAAGACCTGTTGTGTAGGCAGCAGTTCAGGTGTGTGCATGATTTACAGAACTGGTTTGAGGATAAGGTTGGGGAGAAGTTGGGGATAAAGGTGGGCCCGAACAATTGATGCCATCAGAGAATAAATAACAAAGCCCATGCGGATGATCGGCAAATATACTGTACGTCGTTCCGCTAGGCAGATCCCGGGGGCCAATTCCGGGGTTTAAAAAATTAATATCATGAAATTTACCATAAATAAAAATATTACAGTTAAGGAGGAAATAGAGGTTGATCTGCCATATTATTTCAAGCACGATTTTCATACTGATTACACAAGCAATGTCGTATATGGAAGAATAACGGAAGACGGTGTTTTAGAAGTAACACATACGAAATATGACAATAAGGATAGGTTTGTTTATGAAATCGAGTTCGACGAAAATATAGATACTTCAAGTTTCAAAAAAGAATATATTTCATCGGAAAAAGAATTTGAATATGCGCTAAATAAATTGGAAGATTTTATCAAAAAGCAAACCCAATCCCCACTAAAATAGCGCGGTCATTTCTTCAACACTATCTCCGATTACATGATGGAGGTTGAGGCAGCTATTCGGAAAAGCAAAGACGTATCCGAACCAATCATAACAATTCACGATGTCGAATAAAAAACAACCCCAGCTCTTTCGAACCGGGGCAGGCCTAACGGAACCACGTACCGCCGGAGCTAACGATCATCCGTACTGGCTTTTAATATTACATCAACCGCATCATTGCACTCTTTGAGCTTATCAGCAGGCACGCGCCGGTAAAGCACAACGGTGTCTTTTTTTGGACGACCTGGACCAGGTTTGGCAGGCCGATTGAATTTTCTTTTATCGATTTTCATCTACCCAAAAACCCCGCTACCAGTTACGGAGCGGGGCGGTCGAGGCTTGCGAAACCTCGCGAGAAACGCAAGGGGTTTATGAATTAACGGATGTTCCTACATGATAATAAGTTCTGATTCTTTTCTCGGTTGTTACAACCGTCTTGCCTTCAAATATCTCAATTATACCTTTGTTCTGAAAGGCAAAGTTATTTAGTAACGAATCCATTTGTTCCGGTGAGCATGTGCCGGCAAAATTTAAAGAATCTGACCCGTGCGCTTGGTCCATAATACGAACAATGGATATATTCATCAATGCTGATTGTTCTAATTTTTTTAATGCTGCTTTGTTCATTTTGCGAGGTTTTAAAGATCAGCTTCATTGCTTATCTGGATACAAATATACGGCTATTCTGAATTATTGCAAGCGGAAAACTATTTTTTTTGCTAAAACATTGATTATTTAACATTTACAAATGTTAAAATGTGTATCTTTAAAGAAAAAAACATGTTTTTGCGCCCAAAAGAATACGCCAAAATGAAAGGCATATCTTATCACCGGATATTAATAAAGATAAGAAGGAATCAGATAGACGAAAAGTACCTCCTCAGGTTGAATAGATATCAAACAAAAGTGTCGATTGAATATGAATATGAGCCTCTAAAGTACAAGAAAAAAGAGAAGCCTTTTAAAGACACAATTGTGTTTGAAGAAAAAACCGATAATAAAGAGAAACAACTTATTGAAATAGATTGCATATATATGATCGAAAATATAACCAAAAAAAGAGCATATATTGGCATGAGTGGGCACTATGAAACCCGCATATCAAGTCATAAAAGCCTTCTTGAATTAGGCAAACACGCATGCGTTGAAATGCAAAAAGATTATAGCAATGGAGATGAATTTGTTTTTGTTTTACTTGAAAACAATAGCGAAAAAGAGAATCGAGAAAGAGAAATTTTTTACATCGAAAAATTTTCGCACACTCATTATTTGTACAATGTGTCAAACAATAAGCTAAGATCTAAGCGGCACTTTAATGCTAAAAAACAAAACCTAAAGTAAGGCGATAATTACTCCGATACCCACGCTGATCCCAGCAATCACCCTATTTCTCCTAACCTTTTTACCAGCCTTTTTCAAGTCCTTTTTTGCCGTTTCCAGCCCTTTCTCCTGTTCCTGTATAATCGAGTCCTTTAGCCCTAATTGTTCGTGCTGGATGGATATAACGGATAATAGCGCCGTATCCCTTCGTTCCTGGCTGGCAATGATGGAATCGTTAACGGCGTTGAGTGAGTCGCAGGATTGGGCAAGGTTCTCGAATTTGACGAAGAGATCCCGGCAACCAACGGTATCAGCGGGGGTAACGGAATTATGAATCTGAACGTAATGGGTTACGACCTTCTGCTTTACGGATTTCAGGCTGTCAGCGCGTTGCTTTTCGGATCCAGCCTTCCGGTGTTCAACCTGTAGATTCGCTTCCAGACTGGCTATTTTGGCTTTGTGCAGAGCTATACTATCCGTATACATCTGTTGCCCCGAATCGGTATCACCCGACCCGGAGCATTTACCCAGTAGGAAGGCCGCTGGAATTGCCAGAAGGAAAGGCCATAATCTTAATTTTTTAGTTTTCATAATCAGTTAGTTACGTTATTTTAACAATATTAATTTGTATATACGAAATAAGTACTGTATATTTGCTCTATCAAAATCAAATGATATGAATTATCAAGAATTATTACAAGATCAATTTTCAAGCGAGATAAACAGCGTGGCGAGGTACGCAAAGAGTATCGGCTTTAATCCAGAGGCGGACTGTTTTATGACTCTTATGCGTAGGTGGTTAGAAGAAGGCAGGAAGTCGACCTTGTTTATTGAAGAAAACAAATCAGAGATAATAAAGACAATGAAGTTTTTTATAAAAAATGGCAATGGATAAAAAACCTAAACGAGCGCCAGGGGGCGGAAGGAAATTGAAATACGGAGAGCCAGTTAAGCTGGTTCCCTTTAAGTGTCCCGCCTCAAAAGTAAAAGAATTCAGAATCGCTGTAAATGCAATACTTAATTCGTATGTCAAAGAACTTAATAGCTAAAGGCCAAATATGGCAATCAGTAAACTACCGAGGGGAACCGACCGGAGAGCTCGTTGAAGTGTATGGACTTGGGTCTCGATGGGTCAAGTGGGAAGTAATAACGTCCAATACAATCATAAAGAGCCACGCTGCCCACTGGTGGTTCTTGCAATTCCACAGGCCCCTAAAATAACTACACAGCAGGACTATCGTTATCAGCAGGGGGAGTGGGCGTAGTTTCATTCTTTCCATTTTTTACTTCAGTGATAAATTTGATAAGCTCAGGTATGGTGACCAATCCGAGGCACACAAGGGCAAACATTTGCCATGCGTACAGGGCGTGCAGTTGGGCAGATTCTGGAATGAGCTTCACCGTGATATAAATGCCAGTCACGATCGCAACCATTGCGGAGATCTTGCGGCCGGAGAACCCGTCTTTGTTTGCCTCGAAGGATTGGAAAAGTTTTGTAATCAGTTTTTTCATATTGGTATTTGTTGTATATTTGTAGTGGCCATGAGATGCGTGTATAACCAAAGCGGCTGATCACAATATCCATAAATGGAGCTAGGCCGACCCATTTAAAGCCCTTTAACCGGGGCTTTTTTATTTCAATCCCTTCAGCATCGTTATCAATCCTGTCTGCGGACTCATATCGTTTTTATCCTTCCTGTATGATACATGCGTATAGATACCCGCCTTACCGCTCAGTGCGTCCGTAGAAATATCCCACATATCCGAACGGTAATCAGTTGGGATATTGAACTTGTCGGCAAGGAATAATACCAGCTGCCGGAGAGATTCAACCTGCGCCGCGTTGTATTCGTGGTAGTATTCGTAGCCACGGAATTTCTGCATCTGTACAACCTGATTGGCGGGAACCTCTTTGTTCACGTAGTTGTAATACTGGCCGTCCTTTTCGATCAGTTGCCCCCAATTGCATACCTCAATGCCGATGCTTTCCTTGTTCAACTTCAGGTTGGAATCGGTCTTTAGGCCCAGGTGATAGGCCCAGTCCTCCGGCTCGAATGCTTTATAAACGGTGCCGTCTCCGTCAATAACATAAGCCGTGCCCACCTTTTCCGGGTTGAAATTCCAGCCGTGAATAGCGTTCTTGGCACTCGGACCACCTGCGGTATGATGCAGCACGATCTGCTTCTTTGGTTGCGGATCTTGGAAGTATTGATCTGCGTCTAGGAGGTTGTCTATGATGGTCATGCAAATATTTTATGTTCAACTTTTTCGAGCCTTTCCTCGATTGCCTCACGTTTCGCCGACTCCGTAGCGATGGTTGTTTTGATCTCATTGATATCTGCGCTCATCTGCATCAGTGCCTTCACGGCGAGTCCGCCAATGAAGGCGAGCAAGGAAAGAAACACTGGCATTGCCCATAATAGGATAGTGTAAATAGTTTCGTTCATAGGTATTATTTATTAATCTTCCCCGTTCTTCTTTTCTTTCAAGAGCAGTTTAATTGACAATACGATCGAGAAGATGAACGCGCACAGCAAAGACGATCCGGCCCAGGTTGGTACTACAATAACATTGCTTTCGGCGCTGTATTCAACGGACTGGGCAGATGCCATTCGAGCGCCAGGGTTTTCTATTAGCGCCCGGAGTGTTGCAATGGAATCAGTAAGGCCGCGAACGTAGTCGATGCTGATGGAGTTTGGGGACAATATGAGGGTGTCAACGCTGGTGAAGTCTACGGTGTCTGAATAGAAATTTGTCCGGGAAGTGTCAATGTATTCTTGTAGGTTGTAGAAGATTCCAGGGTTAGTTCCCCACTCTACTTGTAGAGCTGCGGTTTCGGCCTGCGGTGGCAGGGCGTTAACAGAGTAATTTTTTTGTGCGCTGATGTTAATTGTAATCAGTAGCGCTGCGATTGAAAGGGTTTTTTCCATGGTTATTTATTTTTTAAGGGATAATTGTTTTTTACTTCTCCTGAAACTCCATCGTAGCTGTGAAACTCAACCATTCCGTCGAGTTCACCGCCTATATAATAGATGTTGTATTTATCTACATTGATGCCGCCTTCTCCAAAAACAGGCTCATATTTTATTTCACAGTATCTTTCGTTCATATTATGGGCGTTTAAATCCTAATTGCCACGAAACAGTTACACTTGCTGGGTTTGTTGTTGCCCACGTAGCACAAGCCCATCTAAATTCAATGTAATCAGACGTTGTACCGGCTATATTAAATGTTTGTGTATATGTCGTCACAGTAGTATTGTTTACAACAGAACTACTAATTGTTGTAAACGAGGAGTTGTTTATCCCAACCGAAATCGTAGAAGTTTCATTGCTTCCGGCTGTTTGTACAAACGTTACGCGGGCAGATACCAATGTGCAATTCTCCGGAAAATATATCGGACTAGCGCCACCGGCTGTACTTGTTGTTATGGCAAGAGATCTGCATCCGAAAAAATATGTTGCTCCATCTGCAGGGTTTCCAACTGCGCCGGTTTGGCCTCGGAGATAGAAGATGTTTGAAGTGTTATCTACATAATCCGTCCCAGCTGTAGCCAGAGAAACAATACCTGATCCGTCCGCTTTTAAAATTCCGTTTATAGTTCCGGCGCCCCCATAATTTGAACCTATCACGGTGCCTTGCCAAACCCCTGTTCCTATAGTTCCGAGTGTTGTAATAGAAGATTGGCCCGCATAAGTGGCCGCTATGTCAATTACGCCTGCAGTAATTGTAATTCGGTTAGTGGTTCCTGAATAAGATAACGCATCAATTTGATCCTGAATATTGCTTGTTGCTCCTGACAGGTATCCTAACTCAGTAGGTGTTACAGGGCTTGAAACAAGATTTTTAGACGCGTCGAAATATGGAACAGTTGATGCGGTGGCCGTGTTGAAGTTATATAACGGGGAGTTGAAGTTGATAATGGCATTGTGGTTGATCAAACATTTAGTATCATCCAAAAGAAACTCCCCTGCGTTGTTTGGTCCTTCAAAGGCGAGATCTGCATATTGCCCATCTCCGAAATCCAGATAAGAAGCCCCGTCCTCGCTGCTTAAATAGTTTAACCCCTCAAAATAAATCACTCCTGAGTCCTGAATAAACCCACTGTCAGAAAAGTTGGTACCATCCCAATATGGAATGGCACCAGCTGTAAGTGAGCCAGAATTTAAAATACCCGCCTTCAGATCGGCGAAAGTTATTTTCTTGGTAACTCCAGATTGAACAATAGCAAACAGGTCCGGACTCACCGGAACGGAGGTAGCGCCTAATTGACTTATCTTCTTGTCTGCCATTATACTTTAACAATCTTCAGGGCATAAGTTGTCCCGTTATTAACTAAAACGAGCCTTAGAATGTCTTCAGCAGACAAATAAGGCTCGCACGAAATTTTTATATTATATGCCATCAGGTCACGTCTATAATGTTTATGGCTTCATCTGCCTGGTTATACACAAGCATCAGAATATCTTCCCAGGTTATACCATCTGCACACTGAGCAGCGGGAGTAAAACCAACAGCTGACAACTCATTAACCGCAAGGGCATAGTTGCCGGCACCATCCGTTCGAACCACCTTTCTGAAAAAGTCTTCCGGGCTTATATTTAATCCGCATTCAGCCATTAGGTTGTTTGAGACATACGAATAGCGATATCTCCGTTCGCATCGAGACAGAACAGATTCCTGAATTCATTCAGAAGCTCTTCCTCTGAGTTAATACCACTGCCGCAGTCAATGCCACTGCTGCCAGCAACCGGATTGACTTTGTGTGTTCTGAGGTATTTCTTACCACTTGCCTCTTCACCGATACATCCGGAAAGGAGTTCCCAAAACGTTAATTGGGATTTATTGCAATCTATTGCGTTGTCGTTTGCTGCCATTGTTGTTTATTTTATTGATTACGCATTGCATCAGTGATAACTGACGGCTGCCTTTCAGGGGTGAAATCGTTTTTCCATTTTACAGTCCATGGGAACAGGATAAAATCTCCGTAGTTCCTTGAGATGTTCAGCTTGATTTTCAGCTTTGCGTTGCGGATGCCATCGTTGCCGCCGAACAGGAGGCCGTCTCTGGTTTCAAACCATACACGCTGGCTACCGGTGTTACACTCCAATGAGCGAAGCGCGTCGTGGTTTACCTGATTGGTCTCATCAATGTCACCCTGGATGATGAAGTCTTTAACCCCATCTTTTACGCGGCCACCGGAAATCTCTTTTTCATTGTCAGCCACAGGGGGAAATTCTCCAATAACACGCAGGGCGCGTATTTGATTTGCTCCAGCTCCGGATTGGCTCAATCGTGAATCCCATTCAAGGGGATCTGCAGCGTTCGCGAGTCCGTTTCCGTCCTCATCATTTGTGTAATATACGTATGCAATCTCCGCGTTGTTTATTTCCGGGTTACACTCATCAAATTGATGAGCCGGTAAATTACTGGTACAGTCTACGGGACAAATTGGTAATGACATGGGATTGAATTTTTACCAAATTTCCAATGTATAAAACAGGGGGTCAATCGCAATTTGCAACAACGATTGAATGAATAGAATTTACAAAGGATTCAAGGATTATTTTGTTGCAATTTGCAACTACTCGCAACAGCTTGTTTTTACAACCTGATCATCCTGCTCAAAGGTCACTTCCACGGTAGCCATGCAGTCGTTAAACGTGTCTTCCCAATTAACATTAACCTGAACGTTACGAATTTGAGATTGATAAAGGCCATTGGTGTATCCGATTTTAATATCGTCATGCATGGTCATAATCTCCAATGCGTTAATGATGTGCTCGGGGGCCACTATTTCAAATTTGTAGGTCTTTTTAAGGCTTTCAAATTCCTTCACGAATACTCCGTTATCATTCTCAAACCCTTCCTCAGTCTTGGTGTACTCGGGTTTTACGATGATGGTATCAAGGAACAATTTGTTTTCAAACGTTCCACCGTAGTATATGCCGCCCAAATCGCAGCTATTTTTCCATGTGAGCTTTATCATGAGTGTAATAGTCCAAAGTTATCTTCTTGTAATAATTTGTCGCCGTCCTCCTGCAGTATGTAATTTGTACCTGATGTTTCGAAAGCATTAGATATGTATATCGGTTCTGAGTAATGGGTAACTCCATCAATAACCATTTGAGAGTAAAACATCCCGCATGGTAGGTCAATGAGGTCGCCATTATAAATAATATTCTTATAATCACCCATGGTCTGAATAGATAACATAGATACATCAAGCGGGAAGGTGCATTGATCATTTAAGAGTGTCCATGATGTTATAGATGTCGCTGAATCAACCTTGTACTGAAATGGAAGCAGGGCATCATTCCCGCACATCAACAGGAACCCACAAACCTTATCGCATGGCGAATTGTTTTCACTTATTTTTCCTTCGTTATTGTACCATGCCCAGGCAGAATAAACGGGAAATATCGTTTGAGCAAAATCGGGGTCTGGCAATGAATCCATGACCGTAAAAAGCTCAGAGTAATACATGAACTCGCCCTCTTCATTCGTGTAGGTTACCTTTATGTAGTACGTTCCGCATGGGATACTGTCCTTAAAGGTTCCGCCATTAAAAGTTAGATACGTGGCTACGTCTTCAATGGTCGTCACATCAATTGACCCAAGCAAATCAATATCATAAAACAGCATATCATCGGCTGCACAGATAACTTGAAATTCGGTAATCTCAGTTGAAGGATCTGGATCTGTTTTAATCTGAAACGGTAGTATCGTGGAATACGGGCACAGAAGGGTATAATTGCAAATTGCTTCGCAATTCTTCCTGAAACGATTCTGTTTATCCAGGTCGTTGTAAAAAACAAAAGCTGTATTTAGTTCGTCAAATATCATGCAGTAGTGTTGCTTCCAAAGTGTTATCTCTCAGGGAATACGTCATTTCTTCTACTTCTCCCTCTCCCACTTGGGTTGTAATGAGGTCCGTAACGGGGTTAAGATACTCGTCGCAGCAGTAAGGGAACCTTATCTTATCCTGCTTCTTTGTTCTCTTCGCCGTTATGAATGCGGTCACTTCATTGTTCATCATTCCTTCCAACAATACCCTTTCGTAACGGTGATAATTATAGTGCAGGTTTGCCCAGCTCAAATGCATATTAGGCTTCGTCAGTCCTGACAAAAGGCCTATTTCAGATGAGATGGTATACGTACTGCCAACAAGATCATTTACCAGGAGCACGAATCCGGTTTTCTCAATCGCATCTGGTTCGTTGAAAATATACTCGATGTCAGTCGTGATGTTGCCGGGTGCGTGATTCAGTATATTGCTTTTTGAATCCTGGTTTACACAAGCACTATCGTAGCTTATTTCAGCGCCAACGAAATCAGTCGTTTGCGCCTCGCTCCATTTGTACCGCTCATATTTAGGCATCTTTTCCTTTTCATAGAAATAAATGCCTTTACCGATTATGTACTTGAATTTGTCGGCAGTCGTTAGATCGTAGTTTGGGTTTGCTGTTCTACTAAACCAGCTTACGTGTTCAAGCCGCAGGTTGCCGTTCTCAATTAACCAATACACCTGGAAGATCTCCCTTAGCATTAGCATAAGATCGTTAAATGATAGCATTCCTCTTGTTGCCGGCTGACTCGCTCCCGGATTTATGATATCCGACTTTTGCGCCATCATAAGGTGCATTAGCCTGTTGGGTTCCGCAGTAACATAATTGATTCCGGGTGAATAGTGAGGTGTATCTCCCGGGGGGTTCATCTCAAAGAAGTCGCTCTGTACCTCAGTCAAACCGCACGCCTCCGAATACAAGCCAAGAACATCAATCAATAGCCTGTTTTGATCGTAAACAATCTCTGTTCCATCGGGCGGGCACCAGAAAAACGAAGGCTCTCCTGTTCCACTACAGTCGGTTATCATTATGAAATTACAGCCGCAATTGATTGTCTCTTTCACAGATACCAATGAATCAGCCCCAACGGTATTATCCCAATCAACGGTAATTGTTCCCGTTCCCTGACCTGACGCTATTGTCCCGTTTTGAACCGTCCATACATAGGTTGCCCCTGGTCTTGTTGGTATATCGTACTGTATTCCGGATGCATTGGGACAAACCGAAACAAGCCCGTTTATATCGGGCGTTACGGCCGCGTTTGATATGGACACATCGATGGATCCGTTTATGTTTGAACCAACCAAAGTTGTTGTATTATCAGCAGAGAAAGACACTGTAACGTCACCGCTCGACCCGTCGCCGAAATCTATTTCTACCGTATCTGTGCCCTGTCCTCCTACTATGGTTGCGCCCGCTGTTACCGACCAAAGCACGTCAACCGTAAAGTTCTCAGGAAGAACCGGCATGGAGTAAAATACAGTCTCCTGATTCTTACAAACTCGGATAGGGCCGGCCGGGTCCTGCGAAATAACGGTTGGTGTCAAACTACCAGCATCCTGCACCGTAATGTTTTTTGTGACAGCCGCAGCCGTAGAGCATATGGTTGTTTCAATTACCTGCAGTGTAACGGTTCCCGTGTTGGTAAACTTTACCGTAACGGTATTTGTTCCCTGCCCCGATATAACAGAAACGAAGGTTCCGGACCACACGTAAGAAGACCCGGGGTTATTTCGAACCGTGAATGTATACTCTTCATCATACCCGGAAATCGAAGCAATGGCCTCGTCATAACCGATTATTACAGGTGTTGTTGGTGTGTTTGTTCTTGTAACTGGTAAATTTTTAGTCCTTGGAGGGAAGTCAGGCATGAATCCGCCCGATCCATCATCAATACAGTCGCCAGGAGCTACATCCGGGTTTGGGTTATTCGCGTATACGATTACAGGAGTACGTACGTATGTCGCGAAACCTGTGGTTGCGCAGTCGTTAGATAGTAGTACCCATGTTCCCCCTGGGTCTTGCGGCAATCCAGCCAAACACGACACCAACAGCCTTTCCCTATAATAAATACTCGTCCAAGCTCCGTCGATCTCTTCCGTGTGGAATAAAAGCCAGCCCCCACCGGGCGGCAGACTACCCGAGCAGGCCCCGGATGTATCCCGACAGGTGTAAAATTCGTAATCGGTTACGATGGTTGTACTTGTAGTAACTATGGGTGATGCATCCAGAATATTTTGCTCAACCTCTCCGTTCTCAATCATGCACCTGTATTCATCATCGGGCAAAATATCCGTAAATTCTACAGAGCAGCGATCTATATTCCATTTGCCGGAGGTTACGGTAAAATATCCCATCCACCAGCTTTCAAAAGCTTCGTTTCCGCATGATCTGTGAATATCAATGGAAATTTCAAGGCACCTATCCAGTCCGTCTTCTATGTTTTTGAAATAGGTATAATCTGTAATAGGCGAACCGGGTACTTCTGTCCTATTAGTAAATACGAGGGACCCATTGAACTTCCTGCGGAAAAACAATTGCCCGTTCTCCTTTTGGTAATTGATCGTCCCTTCCTTAAAATTCAAAGGAAAGACTTCAACCGGAGGCTGGGCATTATGTGTTATGTAAAACCTGTACCTCATTTTTTGCGGATGATCCGTATTTTATCCCCTTTCTTAATCACTTTCGTTCCGTCCGGAAGTATCTTGTCTTCTGGCTTATTCTTGTAATGCTGAAAGAACTTATTAATGTTCTTATTGGTAGATTCCATAGCTTTTAAAAGCCTTTCGGGACCCTCTGTTTTTTGCTGATTGTACTTTGCCTGATCTACGCTTATTTCATTCAGCACCTCCCTGTTGAAGGTGACACCTGTACCTGATAACAGTGGGGATAGATCCTGAAAAGTCAAGTGTGAATAGTTGTCGGTGTGCATTGCCTCCAATAATTTCCTGTGCTTTTTAGTGGTTTTGGCAGTGCTGACAAATTCCTGACCATGAACCGAACCAGCCACTTCATCGACACCGTAGTCACCTGTATACCCACCTTCCTTGAAACCTTGGTTAATAGCCTGCACCGCTTTTGCTTTTGCTGAAATAAATGCTCCAAGCATTAATGAGATAGTTGCAATTGCCAATGGTACGCCAACAAATGGGATTGCAGAGAACGCCTTGAATATCTCCGTGGACGACGTAACCAGATCGCTAACCTGCGTTGCTGAATCAATTGCTAATTGAGCCAAAGCGAGCTTCTTTTTTTCCTCCTTGATTCGTTTCTCGTTTTCCAGCGCAGATTGTTTGGCGGCCTGTTCGTCTGCTATTTGAGATTTAATTGCATCAACGTTGTTGGCCAAGCCGTCCTTTTGAAGTTTCAACTCCTCTTCTAACTGCCGCTGTAAATCATCTATATTCTTGTCTCTTGAGTCCGCCGCCTCATCATTCAGTTTCAGTTGTTCGTCAAGCAGTTTTGTTTGTTCGGATATCTGACTGGTGAAGAATGTTTTCAACTGCTCTCCGGCCTTATTGAGACCTGCCTTCACTTTTTCCAGCTCCGCATCGGTTATGCCCAATAGTTTTGCGAGTGAAGAAGGCTGTTTATCAGCAAAATCCTTTTGCAGATCCGCAATCTTCTGCAATGTTTCCTGCTCAAGAATTACCCTTTGATCATTGGTAAGCGTGGTGTTTTGGAGAATGAAATCCCGTTCAGATTCCAGCGCCTGTACTTCCGAATCAAGTCTTTCTTTGCTGCCCTCTTTGGTTAGCAGAACCTTTGCCTTATTGGCTTCTGAAAGTGCTTTTTGATTTGCATCTACCTGTTGGTTAGCAAAATCAAGCGCGGCTTGATTCGCTTCCTCCTGATCCTTTTTGGATTTTTCGTAGAACGCCTTATTTTGGGCTAATAGCTTATCGTTGGCCTCTTTATCTATTTGGTTCCTGATAATTCCGAATTGCTTCTGCTGCTCTTCGCTAAGCTCAAAACTACGATCGATAAGTTTTCCCTTTTGAATGAGAGATTTTTCAAGCGCATCTATCCCCTCCTGATTCAACTTTCGTTCCGCTTCTATTCTCTCTGAACCAGACAGGGATTGAATTTCAGCCGCCCGAGCTTTTTCTCGTAGGGACTTAAGCGCGTCCTGAAAATCTTTTTCTGCTTTCAGGAATTCGTCGCTGGCTTCTTTTTGTTTTCTTTTCCTGTCTTCCGCAGCTTTTTTGTCGGCCTCCGCTTGGATTTTTAAACGCTCCGCTGCAGTTTTTAATTGGTTGGCGTTTAATTTATCCGACTCCTCCCGGATCGTTTCTATGTTCTTGAAATAAGTAACTTGTTCTTCTGTGTATCCGGTTAGAGCGCTTGTAATGGATGTGCCCAAATCATCCCAGAACCCACCGGCCTCTGCTAATTTGCCTTTTGTTTCGTTCTTTATCTCCTGTAGTGCAATTCTGTTTCGCTCGGATAGATCACGAAGCTTACCCTCTGTTTCGGTGAGAGCGCCGGATAAAACAAGCTGCTGAGTCTTAACCTCTTCGAGCGCAATAATGTACTCGTTGTATGCATCCCGAAGCTCCTTTGTTTTTATAATGGTTCCATCAATAGCCCTGGACCTCTCCTCTTCAGCTTTTTTTGCAGATTCGGTCTGCGATATGTAAGTCACAACAACCGCCGCCAGAGCAGCAAGAGCAGCGATTAGAATTCCAATAGGATTAGAATTCATTACTAAATTCAGTATCCTTTGTGAGATAGTTAGCTTTGCGTTGGCTGCGGCTTGTGTGTTTTTAGCAGCAGTTAATGTTGCGACCTCAATTGATTCAGCTCCAGTTAAAAGTATTTGCGCTTTTATCTGAGCATTAATCTTTGAAAGCTCCAGTACATTTAGCTTGTTAAGGATAATGATTTTTGCCTTGCCTAATTCATCCTTGGTGTTGGCTAATTGTTGCAAGCCAGATAGCAATCCCTGTGCTGCCTGCACTTTGAGAAGAGTCTTTTCCAGCTCTTCGCTTCTCGCGCCCGTTAAAGCTATTGCAGATTGAGTAACAGTAAAAGCGCCCGCAACAGAAGATGCCAAACCGAGGAATGTTTTTGCTACCGCATCAGGATCAAGCGCTGCAATCGCTTCTTTCAAGTCTTTCAGGTCCGCCTTCTTCTGCCCGGCCAATGCAATGTTTTCGGCCCACTTTTCGGTTCCTTCTCCAGCAGCCAGTGCGGCCGCCTCAAGTTCCTTTATCTCTTTCTTAAGCTGCTGTGTTGCGCTTAGTATCTTCTTTTGGTTTTCAGATGGCTTTGGGTTGGCTATTTCATCGTTCGCTTTTTTAGCAGACGCGGCCACATCATCCAAACCCTTTTTTATATCAGATGAAGTTTTTTTGGCAGTTGTTGATACCTGCGAAAGTGTATTCGCTGTTTCATTTAGTGCATTCTCGGCACTGGTATTATCGCCCGTTATTTTTAGTACTACCTCTGCCATTTGATTTTATTCTCTTTTTGTATGCCCTAACAATCGCGTAAAACTCGAAAACATCTTTCCCCATTAAGCTGTCATAGTCTGCGGATCTTCCATCTGCTATCTCCCAAACTAAATTTGTCCACTGCTGGTAATTCCTGTCTATAGCTACCCTTGTGTAGACCTGTTTTTCTACATCTTTATGACTTCCTCCAAAGAAGTCTGGATAAGCTCGTTGTAAATCTCCTTGAAGCCGGCGATAGAATTTATCGCTAATTGAAAAAAAGGGGTTATGTCCAGGCCCTCCGCTTCCCAATCCTTCAGTTTCTTATCTACCATGTCCTGGTTGATAATCTTCCGGTCCTCGTCTTTCTCGTTCACAAACAACGCGGCCAGCTCAAGAGCCGGAATCCGCTTGTCTTCGGTGATCTTAATTCCATTTAAGGCATTATGTGCAATCACGGCGACATCTGCCAGTTTCTGCTTATTGCACAGCTCGAATATGTTTTGCATGGCTCTATACATTCCTGCAAATCCCGTCTGGTATGTTAGCTCGATCTGAAGCTTTTGATACATCATGAACCTTTCCTGAGATATTGACTTCTCAATGAAATATTCCTTTCCGTTCGCCATAAACGAGCCGACGTTTAGATCGATTACCTTTAACGGTATACCTTGTTTATCATCCATGTAAAAAATATTGTGAGTGAAACAAAAAATATGTGATTCCCGATTGAGTATAAAACCATTTCTATAGAGTGTGGGGTTGTAAGGCAGAAGAATAAATAGATCCATAACGCCATCTGTCCTGCCACACATTTATAGCACCCAATCAGTGGTTTAAACAACCATTCGGGCAGCCTGTTAAGCAGTTGGTATAGCCCATTAAAAACCATTCCCGGTTCGGTCAGGACATCCGAATACACGTAGGCGACAATCGCTATTTTAAGCGACAAGATGTATAAGCTAAGATCCATTGTCAATGCAGTTTTCGGGCAAGCTGCCAACCCAATCGTTAATACATTTGTATGGTAATCTGAATTTCACACTGAAGTTCATGGCGTAATAATCGTAGGGGTAAAGAAGGTATTGGTTCACCTCCTCTGAATAGGAATATTTTGAGAATATTGCAGATGTTTTGGATTCTAATCCGGTGCACCTGATCTGTATCCTCGTAAAATCCCCGCTATTGAAGGTGTCGGATCGTATGGTTTTTAGAACTGCAGCTATAGCCAAATGACTAACGGAACAGGTAGTCTTCCCAAGTCTCTGCAAATTCAGCCAACCAACAAGGCGGAGCTTTGCTTCGAAATCAAAAGAAGACTGGTCCTGTGCCGATATCGCAACGCCCATATCCTCGAAATAATGAATGGACTTGTATTTTGAGTTTGGAACCAGGTCGGTATATTTCCCGCCAACACAATCTTTTTGGGTTACATCACAATCAACCGGGAATGACTTAACAATGGTTCCCTTATCAGTGGAATCCTGCCTACGAACTACCCGAACTGCACCTGCCACCCTATCCATGAAGGCGAGACCTTCGATTTGGCCCTTGATTATTTTGGCTATTTCTGAGTTCATGATCCTAATTCTTCGTTTACGATGTCCGCCACATCCTGCAGGTATGCGTCCATCATTATTTTTTCTTCCGCCTTACTTACCCGGAGTACATCCCCGTAATGTTCGCTGTTATAGTTTATTTTGTTCTGAGCAAACTGATCGGTTCCGCCAAGCGTTACGGTATACTTTCCATTCTGAATTTCTCTCTTTGTGATGTTCAGCTTTCTGAGCATATCCCCGGTAAATACAAGACGGTTCGGTGTTACGTTCAGTCCTTTTTTTATCCTTCTTTTCTCGTATCTGGCACTGTAATCAGGAAAAGCAACCTCGTTACCTGATGCATCCACATTTAACCCCTCCTGTGTCACCCGCGCCCGCATAAGAGCCTTCTGATTTAAAGCCCTTTCATCAATGAGATTGGGAAGCGCTGTATTTAAAGCGTCAAGCGCCTTATCCATCTTTTGCTTAAACTCTTCCGGTGTTAGTGCCATTACGAAAAGATTCCTACTTTAACCACATCATCAAAGTCGTTACAGGTCAGGCAATCGTTAGCCTTCCAGTTTATATTGTCGGATAGATACGATATCCGGTTCTGATACTCTTTCAGGTAATTGTTTCGCTTACCATACAGTGCCTCCCTTTCCATCATGGTATACCTGTTCAGGTTTCCGGTAGAAAGTATTTCATCAATCACAATTGCGGCTGCCCGGTATCTTACAGCGTATGCCATTACATAGGCCAGTTCGTTCCCCTCATAATCAAATACGTTTTTACATATGAGGTCAGAGGTTTTGCAGATAAATTTTGCGTCCAGGATGATCCCATTCAGATATTCAGACGTGCCCCAATTCTCCCGGTACGAAATATCGTTCCCCTGGATGCCCGTAATCATAATGTACTCGCTCCACCTGTCCTTTTCGTATGATTTGTAAACCGGATTTGCTGTGTTCCAGTAGTACTTATAATTGGCGGAGCTGCACCCGCATGATCCTCTGACATCTTTTGGCTTCATTCCACTTACCGAATAGATCAGGTAATATTGTGGGTTCTCCCCGGTATCATCCGACATTACAAGTTCTACCGGGGTTGGTAAATCATACCACTGAAACTTATTGGCAACCGATGTAACTGAAAATGTGTGGATCGGATCCGGGCTCACGTTGTCGTAAATTTCTATATCGAACGTGTTAGCCTGATCGAACGCAAGCCCGATTCGATTGATCGTCATAACCCCGCTAATGATGTTGGCACAGTAAATACGTACGCCTCCAAAAGCACCTGTAAGCGTAAGGGAGTTTTTGAATTTTGAGCTTCCAACTACACCCATAAAAGGATGCCTCTTTTGCTTGTATTTTTGGGCAAGAGAGGCCATTAAATCGGACTTGAAATATGTAGTTCCGTTTGTCCTGGCCCTGGAAAGAATGTCCCATAAGGACCCGGATTCACAATCAGATGCAGAATCAGCCATGTTAAGCGTTAACCCTTCGATCTCATCAAGATAAATCCCGCTATCGGATACATTCGCATCCGTCGGTTTATAGTCATCGAAGCATTCGCAATTAGTTTGTGAAAGTCCGATTATATTGGTTAGGCAATCTGAGGCTGGTTGTGACATGTTGGTTTAATAAAAAAGGGCTGGGTTAAATTCCCAACCCTTTCAGTTCAAAGTATTTATTGATTACTCACAGTTGAATTTCAACACTCCTGTGTTGTTCAGGTTACATCCTACCGGATTACGGAAGATGTCAGCCTTGGTTTGGATGGACCAGTTGTGCTTGATGTCGTCACCCGAACAAGTAACCTTGTAGGTAACATCATAGAACACACCCGGTAGGTTCTTCGATTCAACACTGTATTTTAATCCAACGTTTGCGCCGAAATCTTTTGGCGAGGTTGGCCAGTATGCTTTCGAGGCAAAAGCAACCGCGTTACGGTCGATCAGGAAAGAAGATTTGTCCGGGGAAAGAACGCTGTCCACATTGAACACATCCCAGTATGAGTGGAGGGTTTTCATCTTCGCTAACTGATCCTTCATATCGGCGTTCATATTGTTTTTATCCGCATTGAAAGCGGCCTCAAACAGGTTGTCGCCGTTCAAAAGGAATGCATCACGGAACTTGTTTTTCTTCATAACCAGCGCGAAGTAGCCGAACAGGTTGGCGTTCCAATACGCTGGTGCCACGCTCGTCTCGAAGCCTGATACAACACCTTTTCCGCCATTGTATGCGTTAACCCCCTTGAATGACTCAAGGCGCTCCACGGTCTTTTCCGCAAGGTATTCGTCCAAGAGTTTCATTTTTCGCATCATCTGAACCGCGATCACCTCCTCTTTGGAGAACATGGATGTACGGAATGTCTTCTCGTCCACCGTGAAGCCTACTTTCTTGCAGAGCGTCAATGTGTGTGTATCGCAAGATGCTTCCGCTTCTGCTCCACCTACCGTACATTCTGTACCGCAATCTTCGAGCGTTTCGTCACAATCCTTGATCCAAGCGATCTTGATCGTGTTGTCCTTCTCCGGTGTTTCAAGGTCCGGAAACCTTACTGTTTGTTCGGTTCTGATCGCTGTCAATGCTTCTACATCTGCGATAAAATCCTTTTTGTACGCTGCATCTGCCCACATATTATCGGCCTTGAGCTGCACTTCCGCTAACTCGGCACATGAAAATTGTCCTGCTGACATGGTTGTTTAATTTTTTTAGTTATTACTGGCTTCCTTTGCTTTTGCGTACGCCTCTTTGATCATGTTCTTTTCCTCAATTGTTTTGGTTTTGTCGAACAAGGCAGCGGTGTACTCTTCATCGTTTTTAGGAACTGTAATATTCACAGGAGTTACTTTCTTTTTTGGGTCATCGCCATTTCCGGCGTTTTTCTTTGGGTCTGCAGCGTGGAAATCGTAATACTTTCCGGCTGTGTCCTTTACCATCTTTTCGAGGGTAACGACTTTACCGTATGTATCTTCAATCGCTTTACCATCTTTCAGAACCAGAATTCTTTCTCCCTGGATCTCGAAATCGTATCCCTGAAATCTCTCTACAAACAATTCTTCCTGCGCTTTTCTTTTCACCGGATCAGATGAAAGAACAGGATTCATTTTGTGGAAATACTCAAGAACGGATGTCGAAACCTTTCCAAAAGTTTCCTTTTTATTCAGTTCCTTTTGGAATTGGCTTAATTTCGTTTCGCCATCAGCTTTCGCGGCCTCAATAGCCTGATCTTTTTCTTCAAGCCAGGTTAGAACCTTTGGGTGCTTTTTCAGCTCGTCATCGGTTAATTCCCCTTCCTTCTTTGCTGTGTTGGCGTAATCGAGAACCAAATCAATTCCCTTTTTGTCGGACTTGTGCCCGGTCTTTGCCTTGAAATCGCTCTCAAACTTCGACAACACCTCCGATTGGGCTTTTTTGTAACCATCATCAAATGCTGTTTTTTGAGATCCTGATTTCAAGTCAGAAACACGTTTAGCGAACAGGTCTAAGACCGTTTGCTTTGCGTCGTCCTTCATTGATCCATCCTCGTTAAAAAGTGAGGCTACTCCATTTTCGTCAAGATTTAAAGTCTCTGACAGGACTCCAGTAAAAATTTCTTTTATCTCAGGCATTATTTCTTTGATTGGTTTCTCTTCTTGTGGACCTCTACGCTCAATTGTTTTAGCTCAATTGGCTTACTGTCCTCTACAATCTCATATTTGCCAGCTAATCCCTTGGCAACAATCTTTGATTCAAAATCCATTGCTGTTACCTCAAAGGTTCCGCCGTGCTTTTTGTTCCGAATCACCATTAGGCTTTCGGTTTAGGTCCCGGTTTTGCTTTTGTCTTCAGGTCGCCGGTTAAAGATGGATCAACAATCTCCTCATCATTTGGTTCTGGAGGATCCTGGGTTTTTTGCTTGATGATCTGCACTTCTGGTGGTGTTGATGCTACGGCCTGAAATCCCTCCGTGCGTTTTTCTGCTACCATTGTGTTCCAAACTTCTTGTACGATCCAGCCTTCTATACCGTTTTTTGTAACTTTTTGATGAGTCCTCGACTTGTCCATTTTTTTGTGATTGTTGGTTATGAAAATTGTTAACACAAAATTCGTTTGATAGTGGGTAAATAAATCGAATACCGTTGTGGTTTTGTAGCCAATACCGTTGTGGTTTTGTTAGCGATTTAATAAATTTGGTGAACCAAAAAATAAACTATGAAGGCTCAAACATCCGAAAACCAAAAACCTGAAAAGAAGGAGAAAAATTATTACAACATTCCAAAGGATCAGGAGTATGTACATGGTACATGGACCCTTGAAGGAAACGCGGCCTTAATCGCTAAACAAAAGAGGGACGAAATAAAAAGGACGAAAGGAAGCTGTGGTTATAAAAGAGCTATTAACGCGCTTCTTTGCGAGTTATACAATTTGAAACACGGAAACGCGGCTTAGTTGAACATGTCGGGCCGGTATCGCTTCGCTAATGAATCGCTGATGTAATCAATCGAGTGCCGGCAATTAAAACCACCACAATCTACCAATGGATTGTAATCGTTCTTATCTGCCATTGGTCCGTTGTCGCTACCAATTAAAGACTTCCATTGTTCGGCCTCCTGGGTGGTAAAACACTTTCCGTCTCTTTTCACGCAGAACGGGCGGCTTGTTTTGATTTTGCCGCCCTGGTAAATAAAGAACTGCAGATCCAATCTCTCCGCAAACTTCATCGATGTTGTTCGATCAAATTGATTATACGTATCATGCATGTGCTGGTTGAAATGCCTGACAAGTCCCCCGTCTACATTGGGGTTTCCAACGATTGTTTTTTCAAGTGTTTTAACCAAATCAGTAACCGGCTTTTTATTCGTTATTCCCTTTAGGATCTTGTCCTTTATGGAATTTTTCAACGACTCATCAGATATTAAACGATCAAGATAGCCTCCCTTTACTATCTCGTCCTTTGAATTAAGACCAACCCGTTTTGACATGAAATCCTTGACCTCCTTTTTCACCGAATCGAACCTTTTCGGGGTTGTGTCCTCTGCAACCACCCGGAAATAATCGCCATTCAGAGAAGCTATCTTTGCAAGGTCGGCACTGAATTGCTTCAGTATGTTAGTATATTCCTTTTTATTGAAGTCTTTGTAAATAGCATCGATGTCAGATGCGAGATTCAGGTTCTTTCCGGTAGAATTAATTGATCCACCATCCAGCTCCAAATTGCTTATAACTTTTCGGTATATCTGGTCATACAGCTTCTTTTCGGCCGCAGATATATGCTTTCGCATAAAGGCCTGGCGCTGCCTTATGAACTCCTGTTTAAGGTCAGATATTTGAGATCTGGTCATTCTTCAGTTTGTCCGAATGGAAGAGCAACGGCCGGTTCCTGGGTTCCAATAAGCTCAATTAGGGCCTGGACCTTTGAGGTAACAATTTCCTTTTGCTTTGCATGCGTCATCATGTAGAAATTGGGTCCTATATTTTCGTCCTCTTCAATATCCGTGAATATATTGTCGAAGTTGGCCCACAGAATAGTGTTTTCCTTAGTGGTCTTGTTGTTGCTGATGATGTATAAAATCTCAACGTCCGTTTTGTCAGAGAACGGATAGAACTTAGATTTTATACGAATCTTAGCCAGTTCGTCCGGCTTATCGATAAATTGGGCCTCTGCTATATCATTGCTCAATTCCTTTCGAACATATCCCGGTGCGTTGCTATCGTTTGCCAACTTCAGTTCTGCCAGCAGCTCAGATACTGTTTTGAACTTAAAATCTTTCGGGAACTGGTGAATAATGATGGCATCCGTAATGTCCACATAATAAGCTGATGTTTTTGCGATCTGCTTGTATACATCGCTGAACTTTTGAGCATACGGAAACAACGTATCGTATACCGATTCGAGACTTATTTTCTTTTCGGTAGCAGTGGCGGCCACCTCTGTTTGTGAGAAGATTTCGGAATTGAACACCGCATGCTTTACCTCGTTTTTAAGCTGCAGTATGTATTCATTCTGGAACTTAACAAGATCTATTGGCGGATGCGCATAGTAAACGAGCTTTGACAGGTCTTGCATGTCCTCGTCCTTTGGCGGCATTCTTAGGATAACAGCATCCTGCGCGGTCGAGTGAATTGCTACTCCTGTACCATGGCACCGGCCGCAAACCGTTCCATCGGGAGTCATTCCTCCTACGCAGGTTATTGTTTCGCTTTTTCCCATGCACCTGGGTCCGTAAGCAAACTTCTGCGGAAAGGTGTGAAGCGCCATTGTCAAATCAAACTCAGAAACGGTTTTAACCGATTTCATCAAGTACGCCATCCCATCGTGAAAAGGATTTACGCAGGTAGCCCCATCTGTTACAAGATCGCTTTTGTATCCAACCCTGATTGCCGGGACCGTCTTTGATTTATGGTTGAATTCCTCAACAATGTACAGTTCTTTTTCATTGGCCCTAAACAGTGTTAATTGCTGCTGTATATTATCTACCAATACAGATAATGTCGAGTACTGCCCAATAACAGTTCCGCTGTATTCATCCAATGATACCTGAGAGAATTTGAGACTGTATTCAGGACCGTATATTGTGTATGTCCATCCCTGAACAATTCCAGTTCCCGATACAACAGCGATTGGCAGGCGAACAATCAACCATTCGAGCGCGTTGTTTTTGTAAAAAAAGTTAATCACATTCTCACTCGGAACCTCGAACGCCCTCGGTTTTGGAACTTGAGACATCGCTCCGTTTACATCCGGGGCCTCGTCAAATTCAGTTACGATAAAGGCATTGGGATCAGAAAAAGACAGTTCGGTAAACCTGGTTTCAAGGTATTTATCCAGTGACTTTTCACCCCAAAACCCTTCAATAGCATCAAAAATACGGGTTGCCTTATCAGAGGAACTTTCACTGAAATCGATCTTTTTTGCGATGTTGTTTGTTCGACCAACCTTATAGAATGGGTTCATTATGGCCGCGCAAATAGCCGGCGTAATAGGTTGTGTTATTCTCTGCCTTTGCTTGAAAAGATCCAGGTCTTCCCGGCGAACGAACTGATGAAGCAGCTCCTCGAATCCCTCGCCCGTAATCAGTGTTTTGTATTTCTTTGCAAGCTTTACAGTGCGTTCGTAATGTTCGTGCTGAAGCTTGTTTACAACGGTATCCTGAATGGCAATATATAAATCCGGGAGGGAATAAGGCATTTCTTTTTTAGCAAAATTATTCCACAAAGCCGCGGAAACAGGTTGTACCGTTGTGGTTATTTTGTATATTTGGTGGATGGCCAAGAAAAAGAAATGCGCCGGAAATGGGCACATTATTAGGGCATGGATATCTGACCGATCCACTAGTGAGGTTTTATTAAACTTGCTCCCTAAATCATGCCCACCCCACATCTACGACAATGCAAAGGTTGTGTTTCGTGACGGTGAATTAAAAACACTATCCAAATGCGCGTATTGCGGGTTTGAATTAATATTTTGAAGTATGCTTACATCAGAATTAAGACGCGGGAATATCGTCGCTAAAATAGATCGATCAAATTATGTTCATATTCCAATCTATAATATTCCATTTGTGATAGAGGGAATTGATGCTTTCGAGGTTGAGGTTTATAGGTTAGGGGAAAACCCAGTTCAAACCAAAGAGTTTTTTAAATTCTCGAATAACGATATATGTGGCATCCCACTCACCGAGGAATGGTTGTTGAGGTTGGGAGTTAATAGGCAAACATCGAATCATCACACCGTGTACCACAACGATAGGGTTTTGTTTCAACTATATAACGGAGCTCTGGTAATTGAGGGCATAAGTATGCCACTGAAATTAGAATATGTCCACCAACTCCAAAACCTATATTTCGCCTTGACGGGCGAGGAGCTTATTCCTAATCCGGCTTATAAAGACTCGGAAACGCGCCAACAAGGAAGTACCTCATAGTATCGCTTGTATGACCGTACTTCTCGAATGTCTGCCCAGTCCTCTCATCCTTGACTTTCTCGATCAGCTTGCCCCCATCCGGACCTTCTTTCAAGAACTCAAGGTCCTTTATCAGGTTTTTGCATTTGGTCCCAATAACAATTTTCAGGTTAGGAAATCCACCCTCGAATATCTTATTCACAAAGTCCCTACTCCTTACCACTGAAGGATTTCTTTTAATCACCCGGTCGCTATTGTCGTTAAGATATGGTTTAAGGACCTTCTCCAGCTGCTCGAAATTGTGGGTATCGCTTACCGTTGATCTCGATTTTCCCGATGCGTCACCGTAGTAAAACAGCGCCGACTTAATTCGTCCATATTCCTTTATCGGAATCATAACTCGCCCTTCGAAATGCTTACACAGGGCCTCAGTTTTATTGTTTGGAGCTTCAAGGCATATCTCATCAAAAGCTCTTATCTCGTAGATATCACCCTCTTTTACTATTTGCCAGCAGGTCATTGTTATGTACGGAACAACGTTAAAGTCAAGGCTTATATGGATAGGAACCCCTTCTACAATTCCAATATCCTGGCAGTGACCCAACCTATTAAACGAGCTAAACATTTCCCCTCCCGATTTGGCAATTGGAGATCCGTAAATAAGCATGTCGATTTTGTCCTTGTTGCCGGCAAACTCTTCCATTTTACGCTGAATGAATCCTTTCGGCAGGTTCTCTTCATTATGCCATGTGCTGCTAATAACCGCCAACTTATCCTTTGTTTCCAGCTTGAAATAATCCGTCTTACTAAAGATCTTCTGACTGATCTCGTCGTACAAATCGGAAAGACCAAACCACTCGTTGAGCCAGTACACCTTTGCGGGTGACGTGAAAATGTATAGGGGATTGTAGCCCTCAGTTGTAACTTTTGGATAATCGTATACAACTCCGGCGGCATCTACATACATTGCCTTTTGTCGCATCCTCCAAATGATAACCTCCTTTACCGCTTCTTCTTTTGTGTCCTTAGTTTCATCCAGCATGGCCCAACCTAATTCCGTTCCGTCAAGCACCTTGTAATTGTCGAGGGAGGCGGTAAAGATTAAGGCGCCATTATCGAACGAAATAGTATTCTTGTAAGATTCGAGAGGCTGCCCGTGTCTTTTGAAGTGAGCGGGAGGTATTATATTTGTAACATAGTGAACGCCATTTTTCCAGCCGAACACATCATGCCAGGTTTCGAATACGCGCTTTAACGTGGACTTTGATAGCTGAGAATAGGTGTTAGCCGCTATAAGACCAACGGCATTAGGAAAGTTGATAACGAAATCAGCAGAACCCAAAGCGATGCCGTGCGTCTTACCACTACCAGCCCCAGCCAAGAATAGGTTTAGGTTCTTAGTCGAGGAAAGTATATCGTGTTGCGGTGCAGATACATTTATTTCTTTTGTTTCCAAATCTTATCCATTTCATCCTTTACTAAAACAGAGTTTTTGTCAATGCCGCAGTTTTTTATATCCATAACTAACTTCTTTTGCTTTCTGAACCTAATTAATTCATCAATGCTAATTTCATCAAGGTAATTCTTGAGGTTCTCTATAATAATATCGCAGGCCTTTAGATGGCAGTATGACTTGCATGAATAAATAATATTTACAGCTTTTTCAAAAATCGGGGAATATGTTATTTTTTTAGCGCTCATTATTTTATTACCTCCTTATCAAACCAAGGGTGATCCATCATTAATTCCGGTAATTCGTTCCTGTTAAATGGTTTTGGGTTCCACGTATCCCTGCAGGTTGGGTGAACATCCATAACGGGCGGGAAAGGTTTATACTTTTCTTCAAACCATCGTTGCTTTGGCAGTATCCATTCCTTGCTGTGCCCGTGAATACTTATCTTATACTCGATGTCCTCAAAACGCCTTGCATAACCGAAATGCCAAACCTGGTTAGTTGGCTTATCGGAGTAAATCAATCCTGTTTTATTCGGGCCTATATAATAAATTCGCTCCTGCCTCATTGGATCATCACAGATGTAATTGAACGATCTCCACAAGTGACGCATCCAAACGAGGCACTTTTCAGATCTCTTTTCGTATACCTCCTGAATGAGTTCTTTCAGGTATTGTGTATTCCAAACCTCGTCCGAATCCAGAGCAACGACTATATCGAATTCATGCTTTCTGGCATAATCGAAAGCCGCGTTCCGGTGTTGGTTTTCCCTGAACCAGACCCCGTTGTGCCATACAACCTTATTCTTGTCATCATTACTCCATGCTTGTTGCTGCAGGCGTTCCCTTGTGTCCGAACAGGACATTGAACTAACTGATCCGTGAGACGGTCTCGACGTATACAGTATAAGAATCTCATCTACACAGTCGTATACGGACCCGATAGCATATTTTAGGTAATCGCACCCATAGTGCAGTGGTATGTAGGCGAGGACTTTCATTAATTATTTGAAAACATTGTTTTGAACCCAAATACAATCCAGTATGGATTTTGTGTTTCATATCCATAATTAGGCTTATATGTAGAATAGTTAACATCCGTAGTGAATCGAAAGAACTCAAATACAACTCCTACAGGGTTTTCGGTTGGAAGATCCTTAGCCACATATCCAGTAACATAGTGATCGAATTTTTTCGATAGTTTTTTTCTGAGCAGTTCTAAAGGTTCATGCATATTGCCCCCTTATTTGTTCGCATTGCTGCGGGGTTAAATATTTATCGATAGCGTGGCAGCCGAATGTTCCTAGTTGGAAAATTGATTCGCAACTGAATTTCTTACAGGCTTCTTTGTTGTAATGGCTGTGTGTTTGGTATAAAGCGTTTGAGAAAAACACGTCCTCGTTGCCATGTTTTGAGTAATCGTAAGGTCCATGCTTTTCGATTGCCTTTATCATTTCCGATTTCTTTCGGAAAGATAGACCTCCGTTACCTCCGTTTGATTGGAATTTCCATGGAGCGCCTAAGTACTCGTAGTTGAAAAACTCTTCGATGCCGGGTCTAAGTATTTCGCTGTCGTGCTGAAATATTAATATGTTTTCCTCATCGATTAATCCCCAAAATCCTAATATGGTTAGCAGCTTGTTATACAAATTCTGATCTATTGGCTCTTCAAGATCAACAAATGTGTATTTAAAGTCAGCCCGTGACAGCAATAAGTCAACCTGATCGCTACCGAATACATACAGCTTCGTGTAATACGGTAGAAATTTAAGATGATTCTCAATTACCTGTTTCAAGTTGTTAAGCGGTCGAGTCTCTACTATGACGGCGGCTAATTCACTCATAACGTGGTTTTCAAAAGGTGTTTGTATTTGTCAACGTTCAGTCGCAATTCATCTGGGAAACTCTCATCAATCGGAACGATCTCAAACGAATACCCGCGGTTAAATAGGTCCTCATTCCTTTCCATCCTTGCGCGTATGTGATGCTCATTATTGTACTCCGGCAGATTCATGTCCTGGTGAGCAAAGGCGTTTATCTTCTCGCTTATCCGATCGGGTCCGCCCATGTATGAGAAGTGCCAGCCCATTTTATCATGCACAATATCAGGTTCTTTTCCCCTCATCTCGTGAGGGCTCCAATATTTAAGATAATCGTACCTGAAAGCTTTAATGATCGTTTGTTCAAGGCTCATTTTGCAATTCAGGTGGTAGTAATAGTATTGCATAGGGAAGCCGGCAACACCTGATCCAATGGCTCCAAAATCAAACCCTTTTAAATTCGGCATCTCGTCTACATCCGAAACAATCACTATATCATCCGACTTTGCTCCATCACGTTCAAGACCATCCCGGATACTGTTCCTTTGAGCGAATTCATTACCCCATTCCCCTCGGCCGCCAAAGTCCATAGCAACGTGTACGATCTTTGGCAGAAACTTGGCGAACCGTTCCTTATTCTCTTCGAAGTACAGCGGCTTTTCCTTGAATGTAAATGTCTTTTTGCACTCCGCAATAACAAATTTATCCACATAAGGATCCAGCTCATTCAGCCGAATTTCAAGCAGATCAAGTTCATTAAAGAATGTGAAGCAGTCGTAAATCATTTCTGTTTTCTATTTTAAGAAGTGTTCAACAATTCTGTAAACAATGGTTCCGAAATACATACCGCACCATATAGGACTTGATATAAATCTGTATAGTTTATCCT